TACCAGTGTATCTTTTAGAACAATTGTTTAGGTCATAACGCATTTGATTTTCATCAACTAAGGCCGATGCAATCATCGTGTCAACAATTTTACCGTTAATACTTAAACCTAACGCGCGTATCCAACAAACGTCATACATGGCGTTGTGAAATATTTTTACTGCTGGTGTAGAAAGCACGCCTTGAAACCATTTTAAAACTTTTGCTCTACTCATGTTACCACCACCTTCATGTGCAATAGGATAATAACCTGACCATCCTGATACAGCTACAGCTATACCAGTTACATCGCCTTTACCAACTACAGATCCTGATCCCATTTTCATTAGCTCTGGGTCTTTAGTTTCTAAGTCAATTGCTATTTCATCGTGCTTAGATAAGTCTGGAAAATTTTCTGGCGGTAGCCATTCTGTCTGGGGTTTAAATAGAGGTATCTGCATCGTAGTCCCTTTCAATGATCATTTCTAAAAAGTGTATTGCTTTCAATATATCTTGCTTCTTTCCCTTTAGTCGATGACGACAGATATATTTTATAGCGCATCCTTCTGGAAAAAGCAATTCATTCTCAACTACAAATTTGCTGGGTTGTATTTTAAATTTTTGATAGTGGGATCCTCCGTGCTGTTTGTCCCAAACGCTTTTCTTCTTCATAGTATGTATCCCTTCTCATATTTTTTTGGTTCTATTATGTGTAAATTTTCTTTTGTTCTTGTTGCACCCACATAAAATAATCTATTCTCGTCATCGGGATTTCTCTCGTAACTTCTCATAGTATTTTCTGTAAGATCTGTTAACAAAACAACGTTAGTTGCTTCACCACCTTTAGCTGCATGTATGGTAGATAATTCTATTCTAGGTTTCTCATTTAATTTTTCTCCATTCTTTCTCATCTTCCTTAAGTAGTTTACTTTAGTTTGACCTGCGTTGTCAAACGCTTCATACCAAATTGTTTTAACCTGCAAACCATAATCTTTTACAAGTTGATCTATTCCGTAAAAAGATCCTTTAGCCATACCTTTTATTTTTTTTGAATGCCAATGTTTTGGCCCCATAAACTTAACAATGTTTTCTATTTCTTTATAAGAAATTAATTGACCTTGTCTTAATTGTTCCCATGATGTAGCAGCTTGGTGTAAATCTTTTTCACTGCTGCGTTTGTATCTGTTTTCATAATATAATCCTTTAATGTATAAAGATTCTTCAATGTCATTTAACATGTGCCTTGTTCTACTTAACACTAACCAATCTCCTTTTGACATATCAATACTTTCTATATCAAAATGCCTGTGTAAATTGCCTTGACTAATTCTAGGTTCCCATGATTTATCTATTCTATTTCTAATTTTATTTATTATACCCATCGCTAATCCATGTACTTTAGCAGGTATTCTATAAGACTGTGTTAGTGGTAAGTATTGTCCTTCTAATGCTATAAAAGAATCTACGTCAGCTCCAGCCCATCTAAAAATAGCCTGGTCATCATCACCTGCAATAAAAGAATCTTTTGTTTTATTCCAAATAGATCGTGTCATGTCCCATTGCATAAGTGATAGATCTTGAGCTTCGTCTACAAATACTACGTCAAACTTTGGAGATAAGTCTGACTTTACAAAATCTAATATCATGTCATTAAAATCTATTAAGTTGTATTCTTTTTTATATCTTGCTAACTCATTGTGTATGATTCTAAGTTGATCTCTTTCCAAGTCTTGTGTGTGTTCTTGTAAATCAAATTGTTGTTCTGGTGTAATGTTACGTAGTTGTGCTAGCTGTATAATTCTTAAGTATTCACTATCGGATGTAAAGATACCACCTTGGTCTTCTTGATAGTCAGCATACGTTACAGGAAACCCTAATTTTTTTCCTAGGTCTTTGTAATGTCTGGGCTGCATAACCTGATCTTTTTTTAATCCTAATTTTCTAAACGCCAGTGAATGCAATGTTCGAAAATATGGTAAGTCATCTTCTTCTAAATTAAATTGTTTCATTGCACGATCTCTTGCTTCATGAGCAGCTTTCTGTGTAAATGCAAAATAACCTATCTTGTCAGGATCTGTTTGTTTTAAATAGTCATCAACTTTTTTTAATAAAGTTGTAGTCTTTCCTGTGCCTGGTGGTCCCAATACTATTGTTCTCAAAATATATCCTTTGGTTTTAATTCTTTTTGATTGTAGTCATCTTCTTTTTTATCAAATTGTTTAACTACAAACACAGAAATTCTTTCTTTACCTATACGTTTGTCATCACAATTACAGGATTCTTTTAACATTTGTGCAGTTCGTTGATAATTTATATCCCAACGTTTTCTAATTAAAAATTGATTATAAAATCTATCAAAAACAAAATGGTGTAATCCTTCGTTGGTCCACACACCACCTTTTTTAAGATCGTTTTTATCTGTAGATACTTGTCTATTTAAACAGTATTCTTCTAAATGATTCTGTAACTGGTCTTGAGTAGTCACACCCTCTGGTGGATCTATTGGTTCGTGGTTCTTCATCAATGGGTTTATTATCATATCCCAATCTTTTGGTTTTACTGTTGGTGGTTTAAAATCTAATTGTTCCATGCACGCCTCTTGAAATAAACTTTGTTGTTTTAAAAATTTTACATTTTCTAAATGTAATCTTTCTCCATCAACATTAAGGTAATAATATGGCTTTTCTAATTTAATTTTTTGTAAATCTGTTAGTGCCGGAAATACTATTTCCTCACCTATACCAAACTTTCTCTCCCTGCATAATTTTTTATCACAAAGATTACACATTGGTGTATCATTACATTTATAACCCCAATCTTTTTTATCGTGTTGTCTTTTAATTATTTCTACTTCTGATTCACTAAGTGGTATGGTTGATGCCGTGGCGTTAAATAAAGTCATTTTACTTTTCCATTCAGCTGGCCATTTCTTTTTAGCATACACGCCAAAATGAAACATAGAGTTGTTTCTACCACCTTCTGGTATTTTATTCATAGCCATAAGTTCTATGCATGGAGGTGCATCGGAATATTCTGATTGTGGTCTTTCTATTTTTATTTGTGTAATGTCGGTTTGTTTTATTTCAGTATATATACTATAAAATTCTTCTAGGGTTGCTGCTTCTCCATCTTCTCTAAATGCGTAACGCGTTGTATTATCTCCACCAAAATATGGTAGGTTTAAAAAATTACCTGTGTCATCTGCTGATTTTAATTGAATTTGTTTTGGAAAAACTTCTGATCCGCCGTATCCTAATAATGTTTTTATTTCCGTTAGTTTGTCTCTCATTCTTTCTGCTGCTACCGGCTGTTCGGAGAAGAGAAAGACATGTGCTCCCCCGCTCTTTGACCTACATACAGCCAAAGGTAATTTAAATTGTTTTATTTTATTTAATAATTGTTTGTGATCAAACCCTGCATATGAGTCTATGTCTACACACCCCCACACACATTGGTTTTCTTCATTAATAGGTATAATACCAAGACTCTGTGTACCATTTAAATGCATGGTCCACAGTTCCGTGGTCACTGGTTTACGCACTACAAACGATTGTCCTTTTAACTTAACACCATTTTCAGCTGGAGTTGTAACTTTAGTACAACCATGCGCACGTTCTAATCCTTTAAATATTTTTTCAAACATAATTTTTCATGGGCGCTTCCACTCTCGCTTCCACGCCCACTCCTAGGATTCTATTAGTATGGTGTTGAGTCTTTGGTATCTTCTGATCCGTGTTTAACCTGCACTTGATCTTTGCCGACACTAGTTGCAAAAGCTTTCGCCATGCCGTAGATATTTTTATCTTCGACTGGTCCCATCTTTTCAACTTCCCATCCAAACCATGTTCCTTTGTCATTAGACATTTGAACAGTTGATAGATTATAAATGTGGCTGTAAGTTGGCGGTGTAAACAAACCATTTTTACCTTGTAGTTTAATACCCATCATTAGCGAATTCCATTTTCTACTAACTTTAAGTTGAGTAGATTTCATAGAAATCAAAGCTGTTGATGGAGTTTTACCTAACACAAGTACAAAATGACTAGCAGTATTATCAAGATAATTTCCATTAGGTAATCTATCTTTAAATGATTTATCACGAGTAGTTGTACTCACGATATCACTATCTGCGTCATGAATTGCAACAGGTGCACCACTGCTGGTACCTCTGTCCTGCCATTCGATGTATTGTCTTTTGTAATGACAAGGTACAACACTAATTTTATCAAACAATTCGTTTGTAACCGTGTTGATTATTTTGCCAGGCTCTGCGCCTTCGACATATTTACCATCTCTTTTATTTACTTCCGGAGATAGTTGGCCCAAAATTTTTAAGAATGGTAACGCAAGATCTTCTTGCGATATATTCTGAGCGCCTTGATTTGCATCAGCTTCCATATCAAATGTTGCTAATGCTCCTTCTTTTTTTTCTGCTACTTGGTTCATTGTTATTGTTTCCTTTTTATTGTTGTTTTATTTCCAACGAATACGTTGAAAAGTTCCGTTGGCATTGTTTTACCTGCCTCTAAACGTTCACGGACTAACGCTTTA